CGAAACTAATTGATGTACCACTTATTGTTCCTACAACACCTGATCCATAGTTATTAGAATCTCTATAAGCAACGAATATCTTGTTTTGACCTGAATCATAGTATCCACACGCTTCATAATGATAATTATTGCTATCTACTGCGGTATCAGTTACATCCTGAGCTGAGCCTGTTGGAACTTGTACCTTACCATCACTCTTTAAATGCACTACTTGACCCGTAGATATTGAACCTGAAGCTACTATAGATATTTCGGGATCTGAACTTGGTATAGCAGCCCAACTAGGAGCTGAACCAGATCCAGCGGAAGTTAATACCTGCCCACTTGTTCCGTAACTTGGTGACGAACCAACCCCTAAATTACCGTTGACCACTAAAGCCGTCAGGGTCCCTAAACTTGTAATTGCAGACTGAGCCGCTCCCGTTACTGTCGCAGCAGACCCAGAAGCGTTACCAGTTACATTTCCAGTTAATGCTCCAGCAAAAGCTGTACTGGTTAATAATCCACTGGAAGGGTTATAAGTTAATCCTGTATCTGTTTCTGCTCCTTGAGATCCTGTAGTCCCATCAACGAAGACTGGATAGACAGTTTCATCTGTTGAATTATTAGCTGTTGTTGTAAACGCAGTTGCTACGGCTGCTGTCCCTGAGGTGTCCTGCGTTCCAGAAGCATTAACACCGGGAAGATCTATTGCTGCTGTACCGTCAAAGCTAACCCCACCAATATTTCTTGCTGTTGCTAAAGCTGTTGCAGTAGCAGCGTTTCCAGTACAAGAGCCAGCAGATCCAGAAGTATTTCCTGTGACGTTACCAGTTAATGCACCTACAAAACCTGTGCTAGTTAATAATCCACTAGAAGGGTTATAACTTAAACCTGTATCTGTCTCAGCTCCTTGACTACCTGTTGCTCCATCAACAAATAATGGATAAACAGTTTCATCTGCTGTGTTATTTGCCGTAACTGTAAATTCTGTAGAAAGAGAAGCTGTTGCAGCGTTTCCAGTACAAGACCCTGACGAACCAGAAGCATTACCTGTTACGTTTCCTGTTAAAGCTCCTACAAAAGAAGTTGCAGTTAAAGCTCCTGTTCCTGAGTTAAAGGTAAGACTGCTTGATCCTGCAAATGCTCCAGAATTATTGAATTGAACTTGTGTGTTTGATCCAGCAGCTCCAGTAGAAATACTTGTAAACGAAAGATTTCCTGACCCATCACTAATTAAAGCTTGACCATTTGTGCCATCGGCAGCAGGTAAAGTTAATGTATAACTACTTCCTACTGTTGATGGAGCTTGAAGAGCTACATACGCTGAACTATCAGCATCAGCAAAACGAACATCTGATTGAGCATTAAGAGTTAAATTCCCAGTTAATGTTCCACCAGCAAGATTAAGTTTTAAAGCATCTGCTGTATCTACATAAGTTTTAGTTGCGGCATCTTGCGCTCCTGTTGGATCGCCTAAACCAGTTATCTTGCTTGTTCCCATTGCAATTGCACCACTCATAGTGCCTCCTGCTAATGGAAGTTTTGTTGCGTCAGTTGCAGAGTCAGTTGCCCATTCAAGTGTTGTAGCTGTAGAGCCACTTTTGAGCACTTGACCTGTTGTAGGTGCTACCGCAGGAAGAGTAAGAGTTATATCTGATGATTGTGCTTGTGCTTTTAAACCTGTGTAATGTGCTCCGTCACTATCTGCTTCGCTAAGTCTTAATTCTTTTCCATTATCAATAATTAAATTATCTGTCATTGTGCCACCAGCTTTAGGCAAGGCAGCATTAGCTGTTACAGCAGCAGCATCAGCAGCGTCTTTAGCTGTCTTTACAGCAGCAGGAGTAGCAGCAGTTGTAGCAGAAGTAGATGTTGCACTATCTGTTAATTGAAGAACACCAACGGCACTTGTCGTACCAGTAGTTACTTTTGAACCAGCGATTGCAGCACTAGCGTTTATATCAGCGTTGACAATTGCACCAGCAGTAATAGATGTAAGGCCTGCGTTGTTTATTCCTATATCACCCGTAACTGCTACTGCTGTTGGCACGGTTGAACCGTTACCAACGATAATTTGAGCAGAAGGAAGAGCAGCTAATTTGCTAAATGCAATAGCAGCTCCAGCCGCTAAATTCGCATTTACCAAACTTGCATTAACCATTGTTGATGTAACAGTATTAGTATCTCCACTTGTAATTACTGTTCCAGTTACGTTAGGCAAAGTAATAGTTTTATCTGACGTTGTTGGATCGGCAACTGTTAATGTTGTTTCAAATGCGTCAACAGTAGATCCTTCAAATACAATGCTTCCAGTATTACCAATTAACACTTGACCTGTAACAGTACCACCAGCAAGTGCTAGTTTTTCCGTTTCAAGTTCTTGTAACGCATCTTGCACGTTAGTTGAACTTAATTGTCCGTAAGGTGTGAAGGTAATATTACTTGCAACTTGTCCTGCAACTGTCTGTGATAAATCAATTTCTTGGTATGACGAGCCAGCACTATTTGTCACCCCAAGGATATAGTCAGGAGGCGAAAGAGCAACTACTGGAGCTGGTGCAGAAGGCGTTCCAGCAGTTTCTACTACGACATACACACCATCCATTGTTGAGGATGGGCTTGGTAAGTTAGAACCAACTGCTAAACCAGCAGCAATTCCACTGCTAGTCGTGCTAGCCATTTTCGATGTACTGGCGTTATAGGTTCCACCAAAAACAAGACTTCCTTTTGTAAGTGTCGTTATCGCTTGCCAAGCATTACCATCAAAAATGAAAGCATCGTCTGACACTGTGTCATACAGTATTTGGCCGGTGAATTGTGCTGTTGGATAACCACTCTGAGCTATAGATTGAAATATTGCTGTAGAAGTATTTGATAACTTAGTTCCATCAATTGAATCATTGCCAATCCTTGCTGCTGCAATACTTCCAGTTGTTATTTTAGCTGCATCAAGCGATGGAATATCTGAAGCTGCAAGTGCCGCACCTGCTGTTGCAATTCCTTTATTGTTGACAGTTAATTTGCCGTAAGTACCTGCACTAATTCCACTTGTTGATGTTGATAATTCTCCCGATCCAGAAACAGTTAAACCTCCTCCAGATGTAATCTGGACTGCACCTTTGGCTGATGTTGTTGCCACAGGAAGATTGGCAGCAACTAATCCAGTGGCAGCCGTAATCATGCCCTGATTATTAAAAGTTATTCCACTAACTGTTGCTCCAGTAACACTATTAGTAAGTGATAATGCACCTGCTCCGCTGACAGTCAGACCAGTACCAACAGAAACACCACCAACAGCAGATGTAGTAGCAAGAGGAAGATCAGAAGCACCAAGAGCAGCCGTTCCAGTAATTAATCCTTCTGCGTTGTATGTGATTCCAGATCGTGTGGCAGCTCCTCCTGTTACAGCATTATTAATTCCAAGCGACCCAGAAGCTACGTTTAAAGATCTATTGATGTTACTTGTGTTTAGCTTGGCTGCTGTAACTGTTCCATCAGTTAATTTTGTTCCACTAATTCCACTTGCTACCTTTGCATCTGTAACAGCAGAAGCAGCAATAGCAGCCGTATCGACTGCGTTATCTGCTAACTCACTAGAGGTAACTGCATCAGCAGCTATTTGAGTAGAACCAATTGCTCCTGTTGCTAAAATTGTTCCTGCTAAATTATCGGCTAATTTCGCTGCTGTTACTTGATCATCAGCAATTTTTGCAGTCGTTACAGCATTTGAAGCAATGGCTCCTGTATCAACCGCATTGTCAGCTAGTTCACTAGCACCAATAGCATTAGCAGCTATATTTCCTGATCCAATTGTATCTGTAGCTATCTTTGCTCCTGTGATAGCTGCATTAACTACGGCTGCTGTATCAACAGCATCATCTGCTAATTCTGACGCACCAACAGCATTGGCTCCTATCTGTGCAGAAGTAATAGAATTACCAGTTATCTTTGCGGCAGGAATATCTCCATCGCTAATATTTAATTTTGCATAAACAATTTCTCCATTATTAATTTTTACGTTAGTAATTGCATTATTAGCAATTGCACCCGTATCTACAGCATTGTCTGCAAGCTCAGATGTACCAATGGCATTGGCAGCTATTTGTGTTGCCGTAATTGTATTATCTACTAGTTTTGCGCCTGTAATTGTAGCGTCAGTTATTTGTGTAACTGTAATAGCTCCATTAGCTATCTTTGCAGTAGTAACAGCTAAATCTTGTATTGCTGCTGTTGCAACTTGGTTCGTTCCTAACGTCCCAATTTTTGTAGCAGGTATTGAAGCTGCATCAATTAATGCAACTCCAGCTTCTATTAAATCTTTTACCGTTACTTTTTTTGTTTCTGACGCACTCAGGTCAGCAATAGGCAATGGGTCTGTCGCTTGTACGCTTGCTTCTGCTAACGAAGGCAGATTACTAATTTCAAGATCTGGCATTGACCCATAACTAAACCAATATCAATATCTTACTTTCTATTTGCGTTTTTGTTACTAAGCCTGTTCTAAAACAATTCGATCTCCATCTTCTTGCAAGATCTTCGCTGCATCCTCTTGTAACAAATACGAGTCAGGAGCACCAATATTTAATTGGATTTCACCGCTAGTAACAAAATCAATTCGTGTCTCAATTTCATTTGTTGCTGCAACACTTAAAGCTGCATTTGTTACAACACACTTGCTTTGGTAATAAACAGTTTTTGTCTTATCAGAAGGATCTTTATAAATATAAAAACGTCCATCAAAATCAGATCCTTGTTGTAAACGAACCACTAACTGAGCTAAATAAACAGGTAGCTCTGGATAAAGCCCAGCCGTTCCATACTTTAAATCTGCGTTGTCATAAGAGTGTTCCCACAAGCAAGTCATTGCTCCTTGTCCAGAAATTAATCCAGAATCGTATTGATCCCTAAACTCTCTTCCTAAAGTTGTTGTATCAACTTGATCTCTATTAGTTGTAATTTCAAATTCCTTGATATTTGCTACATGTCTATAACGATCATTTTTAGTTTTAATATTGATTTCTTGTGTTGCACTAGGAGCTACAAGAGTCAAAGCTTCTGTTGATAATCCTTTAACTGCTTTTTCAAAAGTATTAAAAAGTCTAATTCCATCTGCTTTATCAATATGAACGAACCAATTTCCATCTGGATAGCTATGACCTGAAACAAGTTCTAATGTTGATCCATCAACTGTTGATATTTCTACACGATCTCCAGAAATTAAAGACGCTAAAGAATGATCAACACCAAATCGTTTAGTTGTTGTATTGACATCTGCTGGATCTAAATCCGTGTTAAATCCTCCAGACGCAGAATCTCTGGATATGGCAATCTCACCATTTTGTCCAAAATAAATAGCCAAGACTTAAGAACCAGTAGGAAGCTTGTTTTCGACAGGAGCACCGTTAGCCTCAAAAGAAATATCACAAGATGAAACTTCACCCATTGAACTATTCATTCCAATACTTGTAATAAATACAAAAAATGTAATTGAACGATTCGTTCCAACTTCTAACTTAAGTTTTAATTCTCCACTAGCAGTATTTTCTCCATCACCACCAGAAGAAGAAGTTTCACTTACCTTTATTGAATTTTCAAGAATATCCTTAAGGTTTGATCCACCTGACGTTGTTTCATAAAACAACCTTGCACTACCTGAATAACTTCTAATTCCATCTTTTAAAGTCCTATCAGTGTCTCCCATAGAGGTAGTTTCTATAACAGCCTGACTCATGGAATAACTCCAGTTTTGCACCTTGGCTTTTTTTACGTCACTTATATATAAGGCTCCTGTCCTTCCTGAATAAAGTGTTGACACGATCTCTAACTAAAACATTGCGTTTATTCTACGGTGAATCGAGACAAGCGACAAAAGAACAACTAACATTGCTCAAACCTTTAAAGGCACTTGTAACTGATGGAGGGGCAGAATATCTCCATTTTAAACCTGTATTTGTTTCATCCATATAAGCAGCTAAGTTCCCTAAAGACCCATCAGGCATTGTATGACCAGTTCCTCCAACACCTGCTAATCCTGAATCTTGATTAAAAGTTACATAATTCCAATTAGAATTTACTTCTCTATAGTTTTCAAGAATTTGAAAAGCTTGAGCATCTGTAATACCTGAAAAGCCTAATTGCAAAGTCGCATTAACTCTTTTATTTCCATAACGCAAATGTGTTTTCGTACCATCTAAAGATTCAAAGGTGGTACTTGGATATTCACCGGGGTTATAGCTTCTAGATGAAGGCTTAATCGTAGGGAATGGTTTTTCTGTTGCCATTAGTTTATATCGTTAAAATGGTAGATAGGTGGAGTTCCATCCCATCCATCAAGAATAGCTAATGAACCTGTGCTTGTTAATGGTGCGTGGCTACCAGAAACTTCAACTAAACCATCTTCTGAATAAGAAATAGTTTCTACTTTATAAACTCTATTACTTGTCACGGTATTTTTTACCGTAAATAAAACTCCTCTTAAACCTATAGGTGCATCAAAGTTAATTGTAGTTTCTATTATTTCTGCTGTTCCCGGTTTCCAGTAATAGATTGGTTGCGATCCAGTAATTGTGTCTTTGCTAATGACTTTTCCTTCAGCAGTAATTACACCATTATCATATCCATCTACGTGTGTAGCTTCTGAAACTAATCTAAAATATTCTCCGGGTTGTAAATTAACAACGTATTGAGGTGCTGTTTTAAAACTTAGGCCATGAGTTATTTCTTTTCGTAATTTTAAAATGTATTGAGCATAAATTTTAGCTTGCTTTCTTGTTGTGCAAAAACCAGACAAATCATAAGTCTCAATAGGATCAGTATCACTACCTCCTTGCGTGTCATGTAAACGCATTAAAACATTTTCTGTTTCAGCAAAACCATTTTCTTTTTCTTTTCTAAATAAAACATTAGCTTTAAACAATTGTCTTTCTTCTGGATTTAAAAAACTAACTTGTAAATCTTTTATATTGCCATCAGTAAATAATGCCTTAATAAAATCTCTTCCTATATTTGCTTTACGATCAATCTCATAAGTTCCTGAATAAATTAAATTGCCAGCACTATCATATTTGTCTTCGTCATAAGGAACAGCAGGAACTAAATTAAACTTTCCTCCAATAACCGTAAAATCAAGCAAATTATATCCACCATGCTCATATAAAAAATCTCTTAAATTAATTCTTTGACTAATAATTCCGTCCCAAGTGAACCCATTTGCTTGGCAAAATCTAGCTGCTTTATATAAATCTCCTACAGAATTTGTGCCAATTAATTTTCCAGCTCCTAATGTTTTATCAGTTAATAAAGCATTGGCAATTTCTACAAAA